CATGATTCCCTTGTCGGGGTCATTGGAAACCACTATTGCGTTGCCATTTGCTACAGCATCTATGCTACAGGCCAGCGGCAGCAAAGGGTGAAAGCGTGGTTCAGGGTGATGCGTTATCAGATCGGTAACGCCTAATCGCTCTGCTGCTTTTTCAATGATGATGCGTTCGAGCGTGTCGCCCCACTGCATTGCTTCATTTTGTGCTGATGTTGAATCGATGCCGTTTATAGCTTCTATGCCAGCTTGTAGCTCGTCATTTGGGCTTCTGTATTTGCTGTAGCCCATGATTGCAGGCAAGCGGGAAGCCGAGAGCATTGTGTTAGGTGTAACTTTTCCGACCATGATAGACCCCTTATTAAAATGGAAAGATAACGCGCTCAATGATTCGCTCGATCATTGAGTGATTGATTGAGTAGCCCTGTTGCTGTGATAAGTGCAATAAATGCAATACTTGATATGCATCTTGCTCGGTAATGTCAGGGTTTATTTCCTGAACGATGGCAAGGGATACAGGGATTGAGGGTTGCTTGGTTAGGCAGACAGGCATGGTGACTCCCAAAGGGTTTATAGGGCTTTAAAAAAGCCGGAAGGGTTCCGGCTTAGTACTGCAAAGAAAACGGCTTGTAAGGCCTGTATTAGAACGAGAGCAAGACAAAGAGAAAAGCCCACATTATCAGGAAAGCAACTAGGCCTCCGATCATTTCGAGGATGTTCATTTGACCCCTTTTATCAATCCGTTTTCCATGATGACATTGGCAAAGAATTCTCTACCTTGGCCTGTAATGTGCGGTCTATTGGCACCAGTGAGCATGCCATCTGGCTTGTATTCTGGCCCGAACATTGACGTCTCAATGTATCGCAAGGGTTTTCCGATTGAAGCTTTGAGTTCTTTTTTTGATGGGTAATTGAAGATAATCATTTTGCATTTTCCTTTCAGGTTTAGGCGGCTAGCTTGATAGATATTACTTTGTGCATTTTCTTACCATGCGCAGGGTAGGCAATGACTTTTACCTTTTTGTCATAGCAGGCTCGGCATCCGTTACACTTGCCCTCGTTTTCATAAGCTTGGCAAAGTGTCATCCCCTTCTTGACATCTTCGGGTGTCGGAATAATCACTGAGCCGTGCAAGCTTTTTGTGTATTCGCCTGTCACGCTGTCGGATGAAAAGCGAACGGAAACATTCTTCAATGCTTGCATTTCCGACAATACTTGTCTGAACTTCGGGAACTTGTACATTCTCGTCGGAAGCCAATGATTGCACCAAGGGGTACGTTTCATAACCTCTAGGATTTTCTCGGCAAGGGCTAGGGTGTACATATCACCCGAATCAAACCAGCGGAAAAACCTATCTTTGGATAGCTCGGCCACCATGTCATCCGACCATGTGAGCCGTTTCCAGTCTTCCTGATTGTGTAGTCTTGGAGCCTTGACATTGGAAAAGCGATAATTGCCTGTCGTTGCATAGCAACCCTTGCAAGCGTCAACGAGTTCACCCGGAGCGGCAACAGAGCCGGGGCAGGTATCAATGGCCTGCAGAGACCAAGAGCGGATGCCGTCAAGCTTTGAGGTAACAGATATCTTCATTTGTTCCCCCTTAGTTATATTTGGCAAGGTTGTAAAAGCCGAAGCCGAGCAGAGCAGCGCCTGAGAGGGATAGAACAGCGCAGGCAGCTACTGGCAAGCTACTGATGACAGCAAGCAAGGTAAGCAGATTGAAAGCTACTGACGAGAGGATGAGAGCTGTTGAGTCTTTCATGATGTCGTGTCCTTTTAGGGTTGACAGGCCCCGAAGGGCCGGATTGTTTAGTAGCTTTCTTCCATTTCGAATACTGCGTCATCATCAAGCTGTAGGACGCGAGTGACTAGCCAAACTGCATCGGGATATTCAAGACCTTCGCCTGTAACGAATCTCAGGCAGTCGAGGGGTTGCATACCTTCTTTTTTCATCTGGTATACGTTGATGGCGATTCTTTGTGCTGTGATGTCTTCCATTTGTCTGTCCTTTCAGGTTTAGACGTTTATCAAGTGCTACGGATCGGAGTATAGGCACTGCTTGGCAAATGACAAGTAATATATTTTAATCATTGCCTGCATTGTGATAGATTCCGCCAATGACACATAAGGCTACATTACTTAGGTTGCGTCCCGAAGTGAGGGAAATGCTTGACCGCTTGGCTACCGATCAGAGGCGTAGCAGAGTGAGCATCGTTGAAGCGGCAGTGAGAGAGTATTACCGCAGCAGAGAATCGACAACAGACAAGCTTGACAGGATGATAACTAATGCAAAGCTTTGAGATACCGGATGAGCCAATCATTAAACAGCATAGACCGCAGGATTTGCGGAAGTATTCGATTGTGCCGATCAGAGCAGCAGCAGACAGAAGGATAAAGCCAGCGGCAATGCGCGTACTGCTAACAGTATGCAGTTATGCCAATAGAGCCGGATTGTGCTGGCCGAGCCATGCCAATGTCGGGAAAGCCCTCGGAGTTAGCAGGCAGGCAGCAGGCAGGCAGATACGAATCCTGAGAGAGCTAGGCTATTTCAAGGTAGTCAAGAATCACAGCTACGGCAAGACAGCGCAGATCATCAGGGTTGTCTATGATGAAACATTGTCAAACAGTAACTTGATGGAATCGATCAAGTTCGAAGACCTGCCACCTACCTTGCAAGCATGGAAGGAAAAGGAAACTATCGAATTGTTAAATCAGGGGAAAGAAGCATTTAACAATGTTGCAGTAACGGCAAGCAGGAAGGATGAGGGGGAGCTAGTTGGGAAAGCATATATCGCAAGATGGGTATCTCTCAATCGTCAGGCAGGCTTTAGCAGATTAGCAACGCCCGAGGATGAGTTAGTCATTGCTGAGTTAGCTGCGGCAGGGGTTACTGTGCCTGTACTTGACGACATCGTGAGGGCTACTCTTGCTTCTGTAGCAGGCACAAGCAGAGAGCCGCCACATAGAATTAGTGCATTCCGCAGGCAGGCTATCGATGCCATATTGAAAAGAGACCATGTTCCCCCCCTACCGTAGGTATGTGGGCGTGGGTACTCCACTCAATTTTTCCCCAGATTTTGCCGTTTGCAGGTCTGCTTTGGCCTTGTTCCACTGCCTTGTTTATAAGGTATCGGCCCGGAACCGAGGGAGGTTTAGAACTTTTAATTATATAAAATGGGGAGTTTCGGTTCCTCTGGGCTGGGCGCTGGCCCGGCAGTGGGAAGGTTGAGGCTAGGTACCTCACGGGGTGGACGATAGAACACCTAACCCATATTTTTTTATGGGTAGAATCCATTGCTGGATGCTTGCTCTTGTTTATCTAGGCTAACAGAGGTGTCAATCTCTGCAAGAACTATGTGTCCCGATATTCTCTACCTGATCCCATCCGGGGGTATGAATAAGGAGTACCGTCCTATTCGCCACGTTTATTCCCTTGGTCGCAAGCTACCTACGGGAGGGCTGGGTCATAGCCCCGAAATGAAGTATAGTGGATGAGCAGAATACTGCAAATAACTTTTAGTAATCTCTTTGGAGAGCCATATGAACTACAGTAACAAGCCATATGAGTTGCAGGATGACAATGGTAATTTGTTTAAGAATAAGAAGAAGAGTGAGAATAGCCCGGACTGGTCTGGGAAGATAAAGTTGAACAGCCAGTTGTTTTATCTGTCAGCTTGGGAGAAGAAGACGAAAACTGGCGATGTGTTCTTTTCGGTAAGGCTTGGGAAGATGGTACCAGCAGAACCTAGTCAGCATAGTATAGATAAGGGCAATGGATATGCCCCCGGCGATAGAAAAGACACGCTGGATGAGGAAATCCCATTCTGATATATTGACAGGGGGAAAGCGGATTTTACTGTTCGGCATATGCCCCCACGCGGCAGAAGTTCAGTAATGGAGCGAGTACCCATCCTATAACCCCAAGGGGAGCCACATGACCTACCTGTTAGCAATATCACTAAGCCTGCCACCGCCAGATACTTTAGAGAAGTGCTTCTGGCGACACTACTGTACGCTAGAGAAGTGCGTCAGTTGCTCAATCTGCTGTTATGAGTCATCCTGTATGAAAAGCTGTTTCTGAAATACGGGGGAAAGCTGTGTCGATCATTAGTAGGTCGTCAAGGGTTACAGTGAGTACCCCACCCGATAATCCGAAAGGAGCCATATGAAATACCTGTTCGCACTCTGGCTGGCAATTACAGCCCCTCTGGTCTACGCGACCTGTACCTATCACACCTATTGCGATGCTGGCCGGTGCGTTACTTGTACCACCTGTTGCTATGGAGCAAGTTGTAATACATCCTGCTACTAGCAGGGTTTAGCCCAGCCGCAGGTGGCGCAGGTTTTTCTTGTTTGTTTTTCCCTGCTAACAGCGGCAGTGTGGAACCGCTCCCCTATGAATCGGTCAGACCACACGGACACCTCGGAAAGACGAGGATCACCCTAAAAGACTATGAGCGTAAGCAAACAAATACCATCGATTAAGAACTGGGGCGGCGTTCGCAGAATCCAAGAACGATTAGGCGGCTCCACCACCATCGCTAAAAACAGAGAAGCAGTGGCCTATGCCCTGCTAACCATCGCCAATACCAAGTTGACCGACATTATGGAGTGGGATGAAACCGGCAACATTAAAGTCAAAGCCAGCAAAGACATCCCTGAACACGCACTGCAAGCCATTAAGTCCATCAAAGTCAACGAACGCTACGACAAAGAAGGCGGCTGTACACGCACACTAGACATCGAACTGTACGACAAAGTGGGTGTACTACGCATCTTGGCTAAAGCCTCTGGCTTACTAGATACCGTTGAAGACTCCGATAAACCGAGCGTGATCGGTATCAACGTCAAAGCCCCTGAGATCATCGACGCAGAGGAAGTCCGTGAGCAAAACTAAAGAAGCAGGTACCAAAGAGATGCCCGTAACCGGGCTGAACTTAGACTTTTCCACCAGCCCAATGGCGTGGAAGTTCCTGCGGTCTAACGCTTTCGTTCGCGGCATCATGGGGCCAGTAGGTTCCGGCAAGTCATACGCCTGCTGCGCTGAGATCATGATGAAGGCCGTGCAGCAAAAGCCTTCTCCGATTGACGGCATTAAGTACAGCCGCTTTGCGATTGTCCGAAACAGCTACCCAATGCTGAAGACGACAACCATTAAGA